AACTCAGAGAGCGCGGCGGTGTAAGCGTCGTGGAACGTGCCTAGGTGTGCGCGTAGCTTTGCGGTGAAGTCGTTGGGGGTGACGCGGATAACAAGGCTGTCATACCCCGGGCAATATGCGAGAAAGTCCCACCACGCCCGCCCGGTGACGATCAGCGATCCGTGAACCTGCGGCAGATGCTCATGAGGGATTGAGCCTGTGCGGCGATACATGCGCGTCCACGCGCTCATCGTGGGGCCGTCCGGGCATTTGATTTCCAGCCCGCCATCGTCGCCCACGAGGCCATCAGGCGAGCAGCCGAACCGCCGACAGTCGGACAGGACAAGCCCGACATGGTGAACTCGCTGGCCGGTGTCGAATGCGTAGTTACCAACGGCTTCGGCCTCCAACTCATTGCCCCGCCGGGTGTGCCGGTTCCCCATCCACGATTCCGCCGAATGCTCAGTCGGCCGCTTTAGCTGGTCAATCAGGCCATCAATCAGGCCATCCGCTGCTGCAGAATAATCGCCCCGCTTTGAGGTAATGATCGACCCGAAGTCGGAGGCGGTCGGAAGCCCGAGCCGAGACCTTAGCCAGACCGGACACTTACCTCCATCCGGCAGGGTTTGCGTGCGAGTGATGACGATCAATTCTGGTCCTCCGGATGCCATGCAATTCGTCAACGAATGTTTCCAGCGCGGACCCTGCGAATGCGAGCGGAATAAGCCAAAGCCAATTAACCCAATGGCTGCATAGTTTGAGTTCCGCAAACCGAAGCATTTCGATGGAATCGACCACGCCCCAATAGCAGGCTCGAACCATGGCGATAGCCACAGGGTATAGGATGACCGATAGTCCACCCATGAAAAACCAGAAAACCAACGCTGGGTCAATTGTCATTTCTTGCCCTCCTCATGCCTGCGCATCCCCTCGATTGATTCGAGCGCGGCCCTCCAGCGCGGCGGTGAGGCCTCTGCGGGCAGACTGGCGGAACGTCTCTTTTGCAGACGGGATCAGGCCATCCCACCCGAAAACCGAAGCGGTGCAATGCCGCTCCACCATCGCCTCGTCCACCACGGGGCGCGAATGGCGGCGCAATTCCACCAGTTCCGACCACTTGATCGAAATGCGTTCGTCAGGGTGAGCCGATACTCCGTTCGATTCGAGCCAGCCGTCCACGTCCGCCGCTGCCGGCTCAGAACCAACGCGCTCGACAGTGACGCGCCAGTCGCCGCGCTTGACACCGCCATCGGTCACGCCGCCAAGGTCGATGACGTTGCGCTCGACGTTGTTGTCCGCGGTGAGATTCGCAAGCGCCAATGCGGCAGCCAGCGCAACCGGCTTTTCCGTCTTTCTGAGCGCGCCGCGCATCGCGCGATACAGGCGGACAGCCTGCTCATACTCTGCCGCTGCCGGATCGGGCGCCTTGCGCAGGATTACTTTTCGCAGCACGTCCCATGCGGCAACGTCTGCATAAAAAGGATCGCCTGCATCGCAGCCGGCACGGCAGTCATCCATGCGCGCCAAAGCCGCAGCAACGGCTTCACGCTCCGGCTCAGGCGGCAAGGGCTGCGAAGTGGCGGGCGGGGCGGTGTAGAGCGCCACGGTGTACAGCTCGGGCGCGCCAACGCCGTCACGCTCCCGCTGTTCTTTTTTCGCCGCGGTGCACGTATCGTCGATGCTCGGCGCATACCACGCGAACGGCTCCCGGCCCCGCGCGAGGGCGCGTTCGAGGCGGTCGCGAAAGTCGATCAGGTGGCCGAGGTAGGTCTTGAATCCGCCGACCACAGATTCATGGGCCGTGTTTTCGGCAATCAGTCTGGTCATCTCCGCCAGCACCTCGGCTGCGGTCTCGGGGGCGGTCATTGTGCGGGCTCCTCGTCTCGGGGCATCACTTCGGCGTGTGCGGTGGCAAATGCTGTCTTGACTGCGGCGGGGACTTTGGAAACGTCACCGTATGCGTCGATCAGTTCCGACCGGACGGCGGTGTACTCTTCCAGCGTGGCGATTCGGTTAGCCCGCTCGATCCACTTGTGTTCCTCGTCCAAGGCCGCCTCATCCACGACGGTAGCCTGCACCGTGATAGGCTCGACCATCCGTTCCGCTTCGTCAGGCTCGACAATGCCGGCGAATCCGAACGCATACCGCGCGGCCTGAATCGTCGCCTTGTGCCGGAGCATTCGGGCGGGCCATTTCTTCCATACGTCTGTTCCGCGCAGGCATTCGGCCATGTACTCAGTCACGACGACGGGGTGTGCCCTATCTTTTCGGTACATTTTGCACGTCACGGAAACGAGCGCGCCCTTGTCATTAACCGCGTCCACAAACTCCATGCCGTCGAATGCAGGATGGCCGTTAATGAGCTTTAGCCATCCGTCCACGCTGACCACGGGGATGATTCCGCCGTTCGCGGGGAAGGCAAAAATCTCCTTTGTGAATGGGTTGAGGCCGTGTTCCTTTGCGACTAGACAGAACGCCGCAAGTTGCTCATCGCTGACTGTCTTCCCGCCCATGATTGTTGCCTTGATGGTGCGGATGAAATGTTCGCGCACCATCCCGTAATGAGTGGCAAGGCTCGCCAGAATCCCGGCCTCTTGCTTTGCGATTTCGGTGGTCACTTATTTTCCCCTTTTTCGTGAGTGCAGAATCCGCATCTGCGCGTACAGGTCGTCTTCGATATGTTCGATCGGAGCGGCCCAGGTGTAGCGGGCCACTAGGTCGGAGTCTGGAAGAGTTGACCGGCCAGACTTCGGGACGATCAGCACCTTAACGTCACCGCATGAATTGCAGTACACGCCAAAAACTCCGGGCTCGCCCCTGATCGCTGCCTTTACATGATCGGCGACAGCGATAACGCCATCGTGGAACAGGTTGAATTTCGGGATTGCCATTATCTCATTCCTGCGCGTCTTTGGATGCCCGCTCGTCGGATTGGTGCGCGGTCGCGTTTGCGATGGCTTCGTCGAGGATGTCGATATACGGCGATGCGCTCGCCCATCCTTCCAGCCATTCGCTGGCCTTCTTGCAAGCCGCCAACAACTCCGCCCGCTGCTCCGCTAGCTGCCTCGGAGTAAGCCCGGTTTCTGTCGCGACGTTGAAGGCTTCTGCGATAAGCTCGGCGTCGGCCATCACGCTTTCATTTGCCGGGCTCCCGGGGATTTCGCAAATAATCGTCCCGCTGTCCGTAATGACACGTCGCAACCCAACGTAGCACGGCCCCCTCGTGTGCTTACTCATGCGCGCCCCCGGTGGCCTTGGCTATGGCAAAAATGGCTTTATCCAGTGCCGCTAATGACGGAGCGCCATCAAAGTCCGGTGACTGCGCGTGCATCACCATCGTCTGCAACGCCTCCAGCAGATCAGGCGCGGCGGCGATCAGGCGGGCGTTTGCACTCACGTCCCCGCTGCCGCAATCCCGAACCTCGGCCAGATAACCAGGACGTGCGCCGGCAATCATGTGCTTGCCTGTCGTTGGTGATCCATTTTCGCGGACATAGCGCCACGGCCCTTTTGTGTATCCGGTCATTTCTCGCTCCTGTAAGGCGGCACGAGTCCGCCGGTTGTGTTGGCCCAGTCGATCACGTCGCACGCCTGCGGGTACGTCAGGCGGCCCGGGTGCTCGCCGATCACGCCGTACAGCAGAGATAGCGCGCGGGCGATTACGTCGGTTTCGCTGGCGACGACGCTGCGGGACTCTCCGGCATTGACCAGCACTGCGGAAGTCATGACCGTTGGCACGGCCCTGATTTGGGTGTGTTTCATCCTCTGATCCTCTTTGACAAAGCCGCGATAGTCATAGACGCGGAGTGGCCCTTAGCCACCATTTCCCGCGCGATCCTGGCATAGACCGCAGATGTGTCAGGAGCAACGCCGTGGCGCTCGCAGGCCAGCCAGACGACGTATCCCGCCGCATTTGCCCGCTGCTGTTCTTGGCTGAACATGTGAGTAATGCTCATTATCCCCCCCCCTTAGTAATAACGGCGGCCGTAGCGGGAAACTCGCGGGCGGTCCTCGTCATAATCCGGCTCCATGTCGTCCAATTCTTCGCCGGCCATGATGATGAACTCGTCGGCGATCTTGTCTTCGATGATAGACAAAAGGCGCTCGGCTCGGCTGGCCTCGCTGTCAGGATGACCGATCAGCGCGGCGGCAACATCGAGTGCGAAGAGCTTTTCGGGGTCTTTGTCCATGATGCGCCGCCATGCATCAGTGATGCGGTCGGCGAGCTTTGCATCCGAATCGGTCCAGTACCCCTCGGCCCGGCGGTTGCACCATTCGTGTTCATCGTCACCGCGCGACAGGTCGTCGAGGTAGCGGTTGAGGTCGGAATCGGTGGTTTCGCAATAGCGCATGTCTGCGTCTCCGTGGTCGATGGCTAATCCTGCGCCCATAGTGCACGGCAGTCAATCATTTCCCGACGAACGGTAGGCCGCTGCCCCATTGACATCAATGCGCCTCAAGCGCATAGTATAGCCTCCTAACAGGCCCGGAGGCCACAATGCCCAAGAACCAAACCCCGCGCGACTACTTCGAGTCCTACGTGAGCCGAATCGGTGGCGCTAGAGCGCTATCCAAGCGCTCCAAAATCCCATATTTCACCATCTGTCACATCCTGAACGGACAGCGCGGCATCGGCCGCCAGACCGCAAAAGCGCTCAAAAAGTTCGACCCGGCGCTTGACCTTGGTCGACTGCTGCTTGTGGAGCCGACCCTTGAGCGCTGACCCCGTTGATGCCCCGCTGCCGGAGCCGGAGTATCCGCCGTGTAAGAGCCTGAATTTTGCGGGTGATGCGATGGAGCCTCTTTACACCGCCGGCCAGCTCATCGCCTACGCCGAAGCAAAGCGCGCGGCCCTGCTCGCCGAGCGCGACGACATGCCTCCCCTGCATGCCGCGCTTGGCCCGCAGGAAATGAGCTTTGCCCAATTCTGCCGATGGCATGGTCTGAAAGACGACGGAGACGTGCAGGCCCACATCCACGCAGGACTCAGATCGGCCCCGACAACTAAGACATTCAAGCGATTTTATGAGCGCACCTTGCGCGAATTGCAGGACGCTCGCGATCAGTCAATGCAACTCTACAGGGAAGCGATTGATAGGGGCGAGATATGCGAGCCAAGGTCAAAAACGCTGGAAGAAAAGGCCGCAGGGCTGCCGGAACTGGAATCCACGAAAGCGGCCATCCGTCTACTCGAAAAGCGCAAAGCGAGGAATGCACCATGACCGCCACCCTTCCCAAGAAGACGCCGAACAAGTCAGATGCAGGCCCATGCCGGGAGCGTAACGCGCAGGTTGTGGCGATGGTTGACCACGATCACATGACGTTCAAGGCGATTGCCGAAATCCACGGCATCACCCGCCAGCGCGCACACCAGATTTACAAGCGCGAGACCAGCCGGATAGGGGGCAAGGCGCCCCCTGTTGACGCAAACAGAGAGGATCAGACATGAAGACCGTTGACATCGAGCAAATGAACTATCAAGTCGCAACCAAGGCATTTTCGGATGTCGTGGACAAGGTGCGGGAGCTTGTCGAGTATTCCGCCGTGAATGGGAAGCGACTCCCCCGCGTGCAGATTTTCCCGGACGACTTTAACCGCCTATGTGGCGCGATCCGCCGGAAGTACGCGAAGGACGCCCGCGAGGCCGCCAAGGTCGCCGGGGTTCGTGGCGCTGCCCGTGCGCAGGAGTTCCCGCCGGAGACGTTCGACGCCCTATCGTTCCGAGGCATCCCCGTCGAGTGTGGGGTTCGGTGCTCCAAGCCGGTGAAGGTGTGACCATTGACCCGCCGCCCTGATGGTGGCATTATTTCTTTAGCCCCCTCACTCGGGAGTAGCTACCCGAGGAAATACCGACCTCTGCCGGTTGGGGGCCAATCCCTAAGCAGAGACGACGCAGAGGGTAGCCAATGGACGCAATACGTCCCATCAAAAAAGCCCAGATCGGGGCTTATCTTGCCGATCAATACCCACACCTTTTCCTGTTCCCGGTGCCGCTCAAGATCGGTATCTTCCGGGACTTGATGGCCGTCCCTGATCGCCCATACGGCGGCGAAACGCTGCAGTCATTCCTGTACAAGTGGACCACTTCGGACGCGTACTGCGACGCGGTGGAGATCGGCAAATGTCGCTATGGCCTTGACGGATCAATGCATCCGATGGTGTGTAATTCATCGCGCCGGGGTGGCCTGTGAGCACCGTCATCCTCGTCTGCGGCGGTCGCGCATATCGCGACAAAGCCTTACTCGAAAACTACCTTGACCTGTTCAACAAGGCGCATCCCGTATCGATTGTGATCGAAGGCGGGGCGCTGGGTGCTGACCGGCTGGCTCGGGAATGGGCCGTCAAGAATGGCGTGCACGTCGCCACGGTCAATGCCCTGTGGAGTCGCGGCAAGGGTGCCGGCCATGTCAGAAACCGCGCCATGCTCGCGCTCAGGCCCGACTACGTGATCGCCTTCCCTGGCGGCCGAGGGACGCAGAACATGATGGCCCAAGCCGAGCGGGCCTGGGTCCGGGTCATCCGGGCGGGGTGGACGGAATGAAAGTCCAACTCTTAAAGCATCGCGTCCCCGACTTTTTCAAAGGAAGAATCCGCCACGTAACGTCTACGCTGCCGTTTTATGAGCGGGAGATTGGCGGCTATGTGCACCGTCTGCGTAGTGCATGGATGCACTACGACAAGGACGGCAAGTACATGCACACGTCCTACCATTTCTGGTGCGGTCAGCTTGGGAGCACGAACCCAAAGAAGAAAGGCCGCCTGACAGATGAGCCCTCCCCTGGCCGCGTCGTCTGCGCAACCTGCCAAGCGCGCGCCCATGGATCTGGGCAGGTCGGGAATGGTCGGCTGGGGGACGAGTTCGTCAAGTTCACGCCCCGGGCTGACTTCTTCCCGGCACGAAAGGGGCGCGGCTGATGGACTGGTTCCGCTGGCACCATGGTACGGTCACAGACCGCAAATGGCCCCGGATCGCCTCCCGGGCTGGGACAACCGTCGCTAACGTCATCGCCGTATGGGCGGCCATCTTGGAGTCTGCCAGTCAGGCGGAATCGAGGGGTTATGCCTTCCTCTCTGATGATGACGCCGAAGACCTAGACGCCTCATTGGGCATGCCTACCGACACGACACGCAAGGTCATCGCCGAACTGTGCGCGCGCGGGATGATCGATGACGAGAACAGGCTTGCAGCGTGGGACAAGCGTCAGCCAAAGCGCGAACGTGAAGACAACAGCGCCGAAAGGGTGCGCAAGTTCCGCGAACGTCAAGCGGCGCTTAGTAACGCAGCCCAAGCAAGCTCAGACCCGTCTAGTGCAGAATTCGGCAATGTAACGCCACGTAACGCCTCGGTAACCGAAGAAACGCCTAGAGGAGAGGAGATAAGAGAAGAAGAGAAGAAAGAAAAACAAAGCCTCTCTTGTGCATCGCCTACCGGCGACGCACCAACCCGGAGCGATCCGATCCCATATCAGCAGATCGTGGATGCCTACAACCGGACGATGCAGGGGTTAGCCAAGGTCCGGGACATGACGAATAAGCGGAAGACGGCAACGCGGAAGGTCTGGACTGGCCGGAGGCAGTCTCCGGAGTTCTGGGTGGCGTACTTTGCCGAGTGCCAGCGGGATAGTTTCCTGAACGGGACGGGGCCATATCGAAACGGTCACGAGAATTGGCGGCCCGACTTCGATTACCTGATGCGGGAGGAAGTCGTGGTGCGGACATACGAACGGGCAATTAGCCGAATGGAGCATGGCAATGGATGACTTGAGGATTCCCCCGCAGTCGACCCGGGCGGAAATGTCGGTACTTGGCGGACTGATGCTGGCCCCGGAAGCGTGGCCGCAGGTTTCTGACGTGCTGGAAGAGGGCGACTTCTACCGGCGCGACCATCAACTGATCTTCCGGGCGATCCGCGAGCTAGCCGAGAAGTCCAAGCCCTACGACGCGGTGACGCTGGGCGAGTGGTTCGAGGCGAACGGGTTCTCGGAACTGGTGGCCGGTGGTGCCTATCTGATAGAACTGGCAACCACGACGCCAAGCGCGGCCAATATTCGATCATATGCCGACATCGTGCAGGACAAGGCCAGCCTGCGGAAGCTGATCGACCTGGGCACTGAGGCGCAGGCGTCGGCCTACCAGCCCGAGGGACGTAGCGCGTCCGAGATTCTGGCCGAGGTATCGACCAAGGTCGGGGAGTTGCAGCCCAAGCAGCGCGGCGGGTTCGTCTCGGTCAAGGAAGCGGGCCGAAGCTGGCTAGAGGCTATGCAGCGGAGGTACAACGAAAAGGAGCGGATCACCGGAATCCCCACGCCATACAGCGGGTTTAATCACGCGTCGCGCGGCCTGCAGCCGGCGACTTGCTACATCTTCGCGGCACGCCCGTCGATGGGCAAAAGCGTGGTAGCGAATGGGATCGCAGCCTGCGCCGCCCTTCGTGGCAAGCGAGTGGCGCTGTTTTCGCTGGAAGCGTCTAGGGAGGCCGTCCTAGACCGTTGCGTGGCGAATATCGGAGACGTGCCTTATGCGTGGCTGCAGGGGCCGGGATCGTATGAAGACCCGGGCGGAATCTTCATGACCCGGGCAACGTCTGCGATGGGGCAGTTGATCGACTCCGGCCTGATGATCGATGACGCGACCGGGATTAGCTGCCGCCAGTTTGAGGCCAAGGCCCGCCGCCTGCATCACAAGAGCGGCGTTGACCTGATCGTGGTTGATCATATCCACGATTTCGAGGTAGACCCTAAGCTGGCCCGGTTTGAGTATGGCCGCATCGTGCAGACCGGTAAGACTCTGGCGAAGGAATGGAAAATCCCCGTTGTCCTATTTGCTCAGTTGAATCGAGGTCTTGAGACGCGGCAGGATAAACGTCCGAAGCTTGCCGATCTTCGCGAGTCTGGCGAGATTGAGCAAAAGGCCGACGTGATTACATTCCTTCACCGTGAGGACTATTACGATGCGAAAACTCACCTGCAAGGCGTGCTAGAAATGAACATTTGCAAAGGGCGAGATATTGAGATTGGGGCGCACAATTGCCGCCACCGATTTGACCGCATGCGCGTCGAGGACTGGGTGGGGCCGCTGCCGACGCCGAGTCAACCTAACCAACCGAGCAAGGGTCTGGAGCATTTTTGATGGACTGGGAAAAGACAAAGCGCGAAGTCCTCGCGGTGTTCGACGAGCCGTGGGCATCCGAATCGATGAAGTCGGCCTGTCATGACTTCATTGGCCGTTGTATCGAGGCATACGAAAAGCACAGAGAAGAGAGGAGCGCAAGCAATGAGAACCCCTGAAATAAAACGCTATGATCGGATTTGGGCATGCATCATCGCCTTGGCGTTCTTGGCTGGGTGTGCGTCTGGCTGGGTCTTCGGGCTGTGGTGGCCGGTATGAGCTTGTCGGCAGATTGGTTCCCAGTCGGATGTTGGCAAATAGCATGGAATGCCGTAGGCCCGTTCCGCGTTGACACATGGGATACGTCGTTCACCGAAAAAGATGGTTCAAGAATAAAGGCCCACCGCGTTGTCGGCGAGCATGGGTTCCAATGCTCGATACCTACGGGCGAGGTGATTATGTTTTCCAGAGAGTATGCGCAGGCTGTGTGCGATGCGGCCAACGCCGGAGCGTTGCGACGGGAAGAGGAACCGAGAGTTCAGCATAGGAGCAAGCGAGGATGAGGCGAGCAGCCAAGGTCGACGCGAATCAAACGGGCATTGTGCTGGCTCTGCGCGATCATAGGTGCGACGTGTTGAGCCTCGCAGCAGTCGGCAACGGGTGCCCTGACCTGCTAGTGTGGTCGCCGTGGACGCGCTCACTGCATCTGCTAGAGGTCAAGGACGGTGCCAAGCCGCCGAGCGCGCGGAAACTGACGCCGGATCAGGTCGAGTTCCATGCGAAGTGGGGCGGGCCGATTAGCGTGGTCACGTCGGTGGAAGAGGCATTGCGTTCTGTTGGGGTTCCCGACGAGCGGTAGTTGACTAGGCTGCGCAGTGCGCGCATAGTTCGCACATGGCCGGCGCGGTGCTGGCGATGGGGAATGAAATGAGCGAAGATCAAAAAATTGTAGTTATCAGCCGGGGCGACATTGTGCGCGCACTCCGTCAGCACATCTCCGACATCGGCATTACGAAGGATGACATTCGGGAAATGATTCGTGGCGCTGTTAAATCTGCGGCTTCTGACGCCATGGTTTACAGGGACATTGGCGCGGCACTTGAAAAGGCAGCAGAAAAAGCAGTCAAGGCCAGTGAATGGGATGCTCGTAGGGCAATGGCTGACGCCCTAATCAAGAGATTTAAATTCGAATAACTACCAGTGCAAGGTGCGGCGTGACCCCTGACGGCCGCAAGGCGCTAAGGATTAAACAACCATAAACGGAGGGCGCAGCTTTCGGCAAAGGTAACGGCCAAGCCTGACGGGCCGGAACAGGCCAAAGAATCCGCCTCAATCGAGGCTAGCCGGAGTGCAATGGCACGCTTCCGGTGATGGTTAAAGCGCCCGGCAGCCCGCCTCCGTGAAAGGCGGGCAAACCAAATCAATCACTCGGAGGGGATATGGAAAAGGTCACAATCGACGGCGTGGATTACGTTCGCGCCGCAAAGAGCGAAAAGCAGATCGTCGTTGCCCAACGTGGCTGGGTTTACGTCGGCGACGTGTCCATCGAAGGCGACGACCTCGTGATCCGGAATGCAAAAAATCTGCGGCGCTGGGGAACGACCAAGGGTCTCGGCGAACTGGTCAACGGGCCGTTGCCGAACACAGTCGCGGACGATTACGGCACCGTTTCGATAAACGTCCTCGCAGTGGTCTGCCGGATTGATGTAAAAGGAGGCTGGTAATGACTCCGGTCACGGTGGATGTCGAGTCCGTGGCCTTGAGTAATTACGGCTACGGCGACGGCTACGGCTACGGCTACGGCTACGGCGACGGCTACGGCGACGGCGACGGCGACGGCTA